CAGTTATTACCTTCTACATTACGAATAATTTGTTCCGCAGCTTCGCTACTAAATAAACTTTTACCATCCATATAATGTTTATTAGCTTTACTTAATAAGTTAAAACCATTACGCATTTCTTCTACAGCAGCAGGAGACTGAAGTCCTTTTGTTCCTTTAATTCCTACTCCTCCAGTTGTACCTATTACTTTACTAATAGCTTCCCCTAAAATGTTTTCTTGATTAGCTAACATTTCATCAATATTTTTTACTAAAATAGCAGCATCTTTTGCAGCTTCTGTTCCTATTAATTGAGGATTATTTCTTTCTGCGTTTAATACAGATCGCAAACTATTTAATTCACTAACTGTAAATTTAGTTGGAACTCCCCCCGTTCCCTTTATTTTGCTTTCTAAAAACTTAACTAATTGAGTTCCTACTAATCCTTGATTACTGATAACTTTAAATACATCTGATTGTAAATCTTTTATTCCTCTGAGCAAAGGAGTTCCATCAAACATTGCTTGGTTTCCTAAAGCCTTTGTTGCATTTTCATATAAAATAGAAGAATCTTGTCTAAACAACCGTGCTGCATCACTTAATGCCGTAGCAAAATCTTGTGCTAATACTCCTGTTATTTCTCCATCACTATTTTTTAAATTTTTCCCTACTATTTTATTAATTTCTTTAAATTCTTGTTCTATTACATCATACAAATGACGATTAGCTATGCGAATGGCTTCATTAGGATCTTTCATAGAATCACGAATAAGTTGACTAATAGCACTTGCTTGCTCTTCTAACAGTCCTTGAGCTTCTTTTTTAGTTATATCACCTTTATTTACTTGCCCTATTATTTTTTTAACATATTCAGAATTAGCACGCGCTGCTGTACGATTAGGAAGAATAGCTTCATAAATAGCTTGCATTCTTCCTAAAAATGCTTTTCCTGTAGCTTCTTCTACATTAGGTCTTGCACCAGCTCGAACAGTTTTATTTACTTTTACACGTGCTTCTTCAGTAGCATATTTTAATGCTTTTTTTGGCGAAAGTCCTGCTTCAACTAATTCTTCTACCCTAGCTTCTGAAGGTTTAGGACCTGGTCCTTTAACAATACGTCCTCCTAAATAAAATAATCCTCTAAATAAACCTTCTCCTCCGGCCATCCATGCTGCTTCAATAGCCATGTCCCTATAAATATCTCCTTTGCCCCACCCTGGTTTTTGTAATTGAAAACCTTCTATATGTTCAAGATATTCGTCAATACCTTTACCTGCTGCAGCAGAAGCTCCCATTATGCCAACAGCAGGAATAAATCCCACACCTGTAGTAGCTAAACCTGCGGCTAATGTAGAAACTAATACACCACGATATTCTCCTCCAAACCGAGCTAAGTCATATCGACTAAACCCTTTACGATTTACAGGCATTGTACCACTATCAGGTAAATCGTACTTATCTTTTATTGTAGCTTCTATATTGTCCAAATTTAAAATAAAATTATTTGGTCCTCGTTGTTCTATGCCTTCTTCACCAAATACTGAAACTAAACGTTTTGCACGTTCAGCATCGTTATCCGCTTTTCCATAAAAATATTGAAATCCAGCATCTGCTACTTCTAACTCTGGGTGTGTTAACGGTGGTCCTTGATCCTCTGATGTTTGAGCACTACTTCTAGTTCTTACACGTTTTTGTAAGTCTTCAAAAGAAATAGTCGAATAATCAACTTTTTCTTCAAAAAGTTCAGGTTTTGTATTTCGTAAATTAGTTATTTCTTTTTCAATTACTTCTTGAGAAGCATCTTGAAAATCTATCATTGTACCATTAGGTAAATTTATTTTAGTCATTATTTTTTCTCAGCTTCAAACATTTTATAAGTAAAATTACCATCCTCATTAACAATAAATTCTCCTAAAACTCCTACATCAGTACCTAAATCTCTATAAGTAGTTCCTTTAGTAGCTGTAGCCTCTCTTCTTAAAGGGTCAAGCACAAAACTTGTAAATTTTTCATCCGTTCCTGCAACTAACCTATTTTCATATTGTCTGCTTAATTGATTAATAGTTGCTTCTCCTTGTGATATATTCATCTCTATACGTGATCGAATTCTCTGTAATTTGTCATTTAATAATTGAGGGTTTTGAAAAGCACCTCCTTGTAAACTTCTAACTAACCCTGAAATTTCTTGAGCTAATTCTCTATCAATATTAGAAATATTTTTAGATCCTTCTCCTAATAAGGTTTTTAACATATTATTAGCAACGACTTGCATCCTATCATTATATTTTGTTCTTCCGCCTAAAGCCTCCACAGCCTCTTCTTCACTCATACCTATTACTTCTGTAGGTACACCTGCTGCATTAAAAGCCTTTAAAACAGCGTCTTTAAAAAGAGATTTTATACCTGTTACTTGATTTTGTGCATTCAGTTCCATTGCTGAATCTATAAAGCTAGTTAATTCTTTTCCCATAATAACTTTATCTAAAGCTTCACTAAAATCCGTAGTAACTTTTCTGGCCATATCATCGCCTACCACTAATTCGGCTCTTAATGCCTTATTTATATCATTGTCAAGTGTCCTTAAAGCTTTTATAGCAGCTAATTCATCTCCATACATACCCGTAGTAATTAAATTATCAAAATTCATTCCTGCTATTTTATCTGCTGTAGAAATAGGAATTACTTGACCTTTAGTAACCTTTGTTTCTGTTCCGTCAGGGAATGTAATTGTGCCATCTTCTTTAGCTACATAATTTTCAAATTGAGACTCTAATGCACGATCTTGTGTTCTTAAAGCATTAACACTTTCTATTGCATATTTTCCTGCGGAAAGAGCAACTTGCATATCATATTTGCGTTTTTGAGCAGGGTCATCTGCAAATTCATCAAGACTAGCTAAAACTCCTTTAGAAATATTAGTAATAGCATTCGGACTTTGTCCTGCTGCAATAGACATTCCCATTTTAATCCAAGCAAATGCTTTTTCATCGTTTGTCATTCCTTGGTATTCAGGCATAGCCTCTATAAATTCTTTTTTAAACTCTTCAATAGTTGTAGCTGTTTGTGTTTCATTGTTAGTGTTTGCCGCTTCTTTAACTGCCTCTATTGC